GCTTACCAGGTAGAGGAGTATAATTAGCATCGTTGTCACGATGCCAGTCCACCATAGCGTCAGATAGATAGTGCCCACCAATGCCATAACGCCTAGACATAGTTGCAAATGGTGGTTCCAGGTCTTGCGGGTAGTCATCTTTTTGAATCATGTACTTGGTTACGTAGGAAATAGAGGCCGCAGTAACTCGGCCAATATGTACGAGTCCGATTGACCGCTGCTTTGAATCACTCCAAGCTGAACGTATGTACTCTTCGTTGCTATTGAAGAGAAGAACGTGATAGTGAGGTCTGCCGGATTTCGAACCGTATTCTCCCACAGCGTAGTATCGAATATTACTTCCTGAGTCATGGCGTTTGCGTAAGCGTTTCAGATAAAGTTGCAGGTCCCGCTTGCATAGCGAACCAGAAGTTCGCAAATGTTTTGCGTCGTAGGTCAGGGTTACAAAGAACGACGTCTTTGATACCTTGTGTTCCTGCTGCAGTCGGAAAGACCAGTCGGTACGTTTGTTCACCGTGCACGGTATACATTTTCCGCACGGAACAGATATGGGTTTCTCGACGCCGCCGGCGTCGACCCATTCGATTGACCTGTGAGGCCATATCGTTTTTTGATTGATGCATTGCATTTAGTTGTAGTTTTTAAAAATGCGACAGTAGGGTAGACTCCACTCGAACCAATACCCGTGATGTACCATCACAAAGTGATAATTACAGTTCGGCCCACAATGTTCGACTACATTCATAACCTGATCCCTCCGCGGGACATGCGATAAGTTTTGAGCGATTTTTTTGATGATTTGCGGCCGCCCTTGCGTCCGCTTTTTTTGAAGGAGCCTCTCCTAGAGGAGCGCCTTCCTTTTTTGCCATAAGCCATAAATTGTTAATCAATTTAATTTTTGATTTAGTTGTTTTTTGCGGCTCCGGCGTTGGGTCCCGGGCGAAGCCGTCGCGACCTGTCACGCCCCACCCCTTTGTCCTATCGTAACACTCATCAAACCTCATACTTCGTAATTCTTCGTTTCACTTTTTTGGACTTAAGGAGTGGGGGGGCGACGAGCTTGCCTCCCCTTCCGCCGGGAGCCGTGTATTTACTTACCTATCATCTTTGATAGGATTAACATTAAGCCTTGCCTAATGTGCTCAGGAGATACTTCGCCATCTTCTAGCCAATCCTTTTGAATTTTTTTGATGGCATTCTCGAATTCCTTCGATTCGAAGATTTTGTTTTTGATCAGTTGATCCTGAGTGTTCAAGCCAAGCTTTTGCACCATTGACTGAATTTCAGCTTCGATTTTTACCGCATAGGCTTTGCCTTGCTTATTGTCCTGGCTGATCCAGGCAGTGCGCTCATGTTTGGCCTGTTCAACCTTCAAGAGTGCTACCTGTTCCATAGACGAGATGACCGACTGATAAACAGACTGGTCGAGCATAGGATTAGTTTTTGCGATATCTAATTGAACAGCCTTGAGGGCAGTATTTGCCTCTGACTCAGAAGTTTTCTGTTCTTGGAGATTAGTCTGCGCGAGAGTTTGCCCAGCCTGCAGGAAAGTCCCAGCAATATCCGGGTACTCGGCTGAGGGTGCGTCAATTCTACTTGGCGCGATACCCTGTTGAGTAATAGGGAACGCAGATCCTGAAGAAGATCCACTACCGTAAATAAGATGCGGATTAAGGCCCGCTGCCTTATAGCGTTCCATTTGTGCTGCAGGTGAGTCATATACACGTTGTTCTTGTTGGAGACGCTTGTTCTGCTCCAGCGTCCATAGAGCGTTGTCCCTGTTCATCTGGTTGGCGTCATTAGCCGCCTTTTTGTTCCATTTGTACTGCCGGCGGGGACCGCCTTTTGTGATCGCCTGGCCAGCAGTTGCTAGCCCCTGGACGATGATCGTCCCAGTCACGGGATCAATACCGGTTTTATCAGTTGGTTGCGTTGGCATTTTCTACGTGGTTAATAGCCGGGCCGGATTCTTTGCGCATTACGGTTTCATATACCGTTTCGCCCATCTCTTCGATAATCTCAGGATGGCGATGGAGTATAATTCCGAGAAGATAGTGGGCTGCCTCAAGGTCCTTGCGGACCCATTCGAGGACTGTAGCCTTTGACGGGGGGATAATAGACGAGGCCGCCCCTGGGGCAGCCTCGTTGTTTGTTTTGTTTGACATAACCCCAAAATTAGGGGTTGGTGTCAGTTAGCAAAGTATTATCAAGAATATACTTTGCTGTTAGACACCCGTCCCGGGTTTACCCTGCGGGGCTGGGCTGGCTTGCGCCAATTTGGCAGCGGCAACGGCTTCCGCCATTGCCAATCTGTCAATTTCTTGTTGACGTTTTTTGGCTTTAGCCCGTTCCTGTTTCTCGTAGTCCTTTTGAGTCTGCCGGAGACGTTCAGTGTATTCCTCGCGGTCTACCAGGTCCGCGTGGGCGATTTTTTCCAGGTCGGTGTCTCCCTCATGGTAGGTTCCTTCACCGCGGGACACCTCAAGAGGTTCCCCGCGGGTGAACCGTTCCAGTATTTCCTGCAGTGACATAGAGCGATTCGGGACCGTCAATTTCTTGAGCGGTTTACCATTTTTATCGAGGTAGGATTTCCCTTCGGATACCTCAGGTGATGATAACGACTTGAAGTTCATTACGCTTGTAGTTTAGGCGTGCCGAAGTAAGGCAACGCACGTTTAACATTGATTTTATTGTACACGTACATCCACAAAGTGTCAACGCCAGAGACGTTGAACACGCGATCCTGCAGATCATCTTCGAAGTTAACGAAGTCCTCGCCGAGTATTGGGAGCGAGGAGAATTTTCTGGTAAGATGCCAAAAATCCAGCGTGGTCCGGAAGTCTCCGTGAGATGACGACGGAATGTGCTTCCAATCGGCGTACCGAGATTGATACCCGAACACCGGCGCATCAGCGCGGTTAGCAGGTACAGAGGTTGGGTCCGCATAGATTTCATAGTCGTAAACCTCCTGTTCACCAAGATGAGCGAACGTAGGCCAAGGGTATTCCAGGAACGTATTGCGTTGCAGGAACATGCGAGGTATACCCTGCATGTATCCACTGCTCGGCATCACTGAAAGTATGCCGATTACGAAACCATGTTCTTCGCAGTTGTAAGAAAAGCGGTTGGTATCCGCATAGGTTGAACCCCGGCCAGCGGGATTGCCCGGAGGAACGACTGCCGAAGCGTCGTCCTCGCTGTAAGCGGTGGTCATAATTTCGCTGATCTGTATTACAGCCTTGCCACCGCCAAGATATTCGGCACGTTGTAGACGAGCGTCGGACGTAATACGTCCGAAGTGTGCCCGGATAGATTCGTTGTAGCGTGAGCCTGCGAGCTGATTGCGTTCCATCCATATTTGAAGAGCGTTAGCGGTCCGGAAGTCATTCAGAGTGATTTCTGTGTTTTGAAATACGATTTCCGCGGCCTCATAGTTTGTTGCGCCGCTTGTGTCGTGCGCATAGAGATCACCAGGTACAGACAGCGCAGGACCGGTCCCCAGGTCCTTGCTAAGGTCAATAGGATCACCAGTGACAGCAGACACAACGGACCCAGCAGATCCTTCCATGGGTATAAGTACCTGGGCCCCCCGTTGTGTATCTGTTTGAGCAGAGCTAAAGTAGTCGTGTTCCCATGCGCGCTTGCGAGCAGAGTTACGAGGTGTTACCAGTTCGGTAAAGATTGGGGCCGCTTGAGCCCCGCTAAGCAGCGGCAGCATAGTGTTATCGTCGACATAGTTGCGGTCCCTGTAATAGTCGTACCAACATCGGTAGAATGCCACAAATGGCATCATATCGAGAAACCGATTATCCCAAATTGCGGCATCCGCATCCGGGATAGGTAGTATACCCATGTAGTCAGCAAGCGAACCTGTATCCAGGATGCTATCGCCTTCGTTGCACATAAGAGAGATTGACGCGCGCGGCGGTACTGGTGGAGTAGTTACGGCTTCGCCGAGTCGTCCTCCCGTAATGAACGGCTCCCAATCTTTCCAAAGCAGACGATTAGGGATGAAGAAGTAATGCACGTAAAGGTTAAGCCTGTGATATATTGGCGCGATAAGCGGAGCAAGCTTAACGAGGACCTCTGTACTTCCGTGGAAAGTATCATTGGGCATGGTCTCAGAGATGAACACAGGCACAAGCTGTCCGATACGAGCAGATATCCGTTTTTCATGTGATAAGTCAAAAGTTGACCGGCTTGGTCGTTTGAGTTCGACAGATGTAAATCCTTTATATTTTCCCATAGTTAAAATGTTTGTGAGAATTGAATTTTTTGTTTGATACGCGACAGCATAGCGTCGCGAGCTTCAATCATGATGGCCTCCCATTGGTCGCCGTGATTGATTTGGTAGTAGATTCTTTCGAGGTCCTGGTTCTTGAGCGTGAGAGCCAGGGCCGCTTCAGAGATGCGGAGTTTATCCTGTTCATGGTGCCAGATTCTATCCCGATAGAACCGCGGTAAGCGGCCCTTCTG